GATGGTGGCTATGTGAGAGATGGTAATCAGACACACTGAGGTAAAATAACAAAGACCGCAACTGGTACTAGCAATGCTCTACATGGCTCAATGTTTATAGCTGGTGAATCCGGGGCAGAAATGGTCGGACATATAAATGGTCAGACGGAAGTGTTGAATCAGTCACAAATCAAGCTAGCAATGAGGAGTGCCGTAATCAGTGGTATGCTACAGTTCACAGGGTATTGGTCGCAGATGAACAATCTCCTAGTAGCTTGCACAAATTCGGTAATCAATGCGATTTTGGTGAGTGCTGAGGCAATCAATAGGTCTCAGACAGCAGTACAAGATTATGACCTCTCAGAGAATGTGGCAAATAGCCTATTTACAGAAAGTCAAAGACTAACGGCTCAATCTCGAGCAGATGGTACATCACAGCAGGAACTTGCTGACCTATTCAGAGAGTACATCGAACCTACACTGAGGGAGATTGCGATAGACACTAAGCGACAAGCTGATAAGAGCGAACGCACAGTAGTTCAGATTGGCAATAGGACAGTAAGTGACGTGGTTGAAACTCAGAGGAACGCTAATGGATTTGTATTTGCAAAGTAAGGGGGTATAACATGGCTTATATTTCAATCAACGGTTACGCATTACCCCCTTGCAAAAGGGGAGTGAGAATAGTTCTCACAACGGCTGTAAATGCGGGTCGAGATGGCAACGGTGCAGTTGTTGGTCAGAGAATCGGACGAGACCAATATAAAATAGATGGATTGGAGTGGGCGTGGCTCACAGCAAGCGAATGGCAGAGAATATTGTCATTGCTACAAAACTTTTATGTTAATGTCACATTCAACGACCCTTATACAAATGCTCGAAAAACACTTAGGATGTATTGTGGCGATAGAACGGCTGAACCTTATTGGGTCACGGAAGATGGGACACCTACGCATTATAGAAATTGTAAAGTCAATCTAATCGACACAGGTCTATAAGGGGGAGTTATGCAGAAAGTATCAAAAGAATATCAGGCTAGTATGAGCTCGCCATTGCGAGAGAGGGCATTTATTCAGGTATCTTTTGGCTTGATAAATCAGACAGCACAGACCGAGGCAAAACTGAGAGCTAGTAATGAATCGTATTACTCTAGTTCGGCAAGCGTGCTAACCTTTGGGGCGAATAATGTGGAGTATGCCACATTGGAGCGAAATTTTACAAAGGTGGACGGCAGTATGCGATTCCTACCTAGAGAGGATTTGGATATTATTTACCATGATACAGGGATTGTGTCGGAAAGTACACTCGAGACGGAAGAATTTGCACTTTTGGTAAATTTTGGGAGTGAGGAAATCAGTTTTAAGGGATTTTCAATAGACTTTGGATATAACTATCCAACAGCGTTTAAAATCGCTACAAACAACGGAAAACGACTTAATATAACGAATAACGATAAATCGTTATGGGTAACAGATGAAACCTTTGATAAAGTGCGAGGAATAACCATCTTGGTACGAAAAATGAAGTACGAGGGTTGTCGAGTGCGAATAAAGTCACTACAGTTTGGGTTAGGCTTGGTATATGGCAATGAATATGTGTTAGACAGTTCACTTGAATCGTATGTATCACCAATTTCAGCAGATATCCCTCAGATTGATTTTATGGTCAAACTCAAAAACGACGATAAATACTTTAATGTGGACAATCCAAAATCAGCGATAAACTATTTTGAGACAGGTCAGCAACTCAGTGTTATGTATGGCTATAAATTACCCGATTCTAACAATGTAGAATGGGTCAAAGGTGGACAGCTTGTTTGTACAGAATGGGAGAGCGATGACAACACAGCGACAATCCGAGGTACAGATTTACTCAGAGGGTTAGACCGAGAGTATAGTATGGGTCAATATTCATCGGTGGGGGTTAGTTACTACGATGTCCTCACAAGTCTATTCAGAGAGATGGGTATTAAAAAATATTACATAGAGCCTAGACTGAAATTGCTCAAACTTAAAAATCCAATACCTCGAGTGAAGTTGAAAGAGGCAATACAGCTACTAGCAAATGCTTGTAGGTGTACAGTATCTCAATCAAGATGGGGTGAGATACAGATAAAGTCAAATTACATACCTGAATTAAGTATCAGTTCTGATGATGGGGATAGAATGTCGAATCTAGCGAATGTACTTAAACCGGGTCAAAAGGTGGAGTTTGCTAGACTTGATAGAGATTACACCACAGTTGATGGTAGTATGTTTTTTGCAAATAGAACAGGGGTGTCAAGGGGACCCGTGGGGTTTGTATCAAATAGAGCGACAGATTCCACAGGAGCGTTTGCTATCCCGGTCAAAATTGCAGTCACAATGGATAATATAAGGGCATACTATAATGTCAATATTGAGTTCGGTAACACATTACCGTCTTTATTTACAATCGATACCTATAACAATGGTGTGAATACAAATACCTTTACAGTGGATGGCTCGGAGATTAGTAAAAAGATGTCGGTCATACGAGATTTTGGCGAATGTGACAAGATGGTATTCAGTTTTGAGAAAACCACCAAACCTAACAACCATGTGGTAGTAAGGCGAATCGGTTTAGAGACAGCTACAAACTTTATGGTAACTAGGCGAGATATGTTGTCATCACCAAAAGCTATAAAGCAGGAATCGATTAAGGAAATCATAGTACCTTATTACACTTATCAGGAATCGGACAAAGTGGACGTGCTAATTTCGGAGGATGTCGAAGTCTCACAAAATCAAGTGATTACATACTACTTTGATTCACCTTGCTATGATTTTAACGTGTTAGTCGATGATAGGTCTAATCTAGCAAGCGTTGTTAGTAAATCAAACTATGCAATATCACTACGATATCAAGTTGCAGGTAAACATAAGCTGGAAATAAAGGGTCGAAAGTACAATGTTATCGAGAAACAAGTCGGAGTGTCACTGAATACTCGAGGTAGGGTCATTAAGTGGGCGAACCCACTACTAAGCGATGAGCAGATGGCGAATCAGCTATTACAATGGCTCAAAGAGTATTACACATCAGGGATAGAGTACGAATATGATACGAGAGGGAATCCTGAGCTGGACGCAAATGACATTGTTAATCAGGAAAATGAGTTCCACCCTGACATGAAAGTGTGTATATGCAAGTATAATATGAAATTTTCTAATTCATTTTCAGCAAGTGTGGTAGCAAGGCGACAAGGGGGATAATATGTGGCAAAAACCAAAAACGGATTGGTCAGCAAATTACATCGACGGTGCGTATGAGGGAGATTACTTTAATGTAGAAGATTACAATCGTATTAAAAATAACCTCAACCATCTGAATACTTTGGCACAAGTTCTTTATCCAAAGTTTTCGATAGTCGATATGGGAGCAGATAAGCAAGTGGGTGATTATTTTTATGCAGATGAGATAAATGTATTTGAAGATAATCTACGCACAATTAATACCAACACGGTCAATCTAAATATAGGTGATACACCTAGATATTTACCCGATGAGGGAATCATGACATTTTCAGACCTAAATAGGTTAGAGGGTGAAATATTGCGTTTATACAATATTTTACAAAACTCTTATGACAACAGACGACACTTAAAGATAAGGTTTGAGCAAAGAAAGGTGGTAATCTAATGAGTTTGAGAACAGATTACAAAGACGCAATTTATTCAGGAAATAAGAAATACAACATGATTAGGAATGACGATGGCACAGTGTCTTTTGAGGACAAAACCACATACTATGAGTTTGATGACACCTCATTATTCGGGGCGAATGATATTAATCACACAAACGAGACACTTAATCGAATATTGGAAATGCAAGCCGATGGTACTTTAGCCATAAATGTCAGAGGTCTCGAAAACGCACCGGGTTCGGTGTACAAAGATGACACCTTAGTGATTCTCAGTTCAGGCGATAAATTGTATCGTGGTACACTAAAAACACTTGCGAACTATCTCGCTAGAGTATCTCCAAAATTTGCTGAACCAACCGATGTGTATTGGGGTAATGGGTCATGGACTTGCCCGGCTGATGGATTTTTGACTGTAAAAGTTACGAGCTCGAGCTCGGCAAGTTATACACTAACCTACATATCCGACACTAAGAACGATATCAAGGGGTCGGTATATGGAGAGGGTTCGGGTGGAACATTCACAACAATGTTCCCCGTATACAAAGGTGTGACTTATAAGACAAATTATACATTTAATGCGAGTTCGATTAAAGCAATATATTCAAAATTGGGTCAGTAGGAGGTATTTGCATGACAGCAGTAGTTATTTCAATAACCGTTGGAATTTTAGCAATTATAAGCACGATGATAAGGGGGTTTAATTGGTTAGCTAAGAAAATAGAATCTGACTACCAAAAATCCCTCGACAACACTAACTCTAAGCATACTATTGAAGAAATTACTCGACAACTCAATGCTAATTCGGTGGGAACTCGAGCAATGTTGCGATTCAGATTGAGGTCAGAAATGCTAGTAGCGATAGAACGAGGATGGAAATCAATCATAGAGTTTGAAGATATGACAACGATGTTTGAGGCATATAAGGAACTCGATGGTAACGGTACTATGGACGATATTTATAGACACTATTGTGCTCTACCAATTAAAGATGTTAATACCCTTATTGAATGTGGGTGCTAAGAAAGAGAGGGTAAGATGAATTTAAAACTCAGACTAAAAAACAAGGTCACACTACTAGCTATAGTATCAACAGCTCTAGCTATTGTGTACACATTTCTAGGTATGGTGGGAGTAGTACCATCTATCACTCAGGAACAGTGGCACAATCTATTTGTGATAGTAATACAATTACTTGTACTACTAGGAGTAGTAGTTGACCCAACAACAGAGGGCGTAAAGGATAGTGCTCAGGCTATGGAATACACCGAGCCGAGAAAGAATGACCCATCAGATGAGGAAGATACTGTAATCAAAGGTTTTAGGGAGTAGGTGAAATACTATGGCATATCAA